CGAGTATGGCGGGGAAGGCTGGAACGCCCGAACGCATTGTCACATGCTCTACTCAGGAAAGGAGAAAGCAACTCGCAGTCGAGTTGTGATATCAACATGGCAATCATTAGTAAACATGCCCGAAGAATTCTTTCAACAATTTGGGACTGTCTTTGGAGACGAAGCACACCTGTTCAAATCGAAATCATTGAAACAAATCCTCTCCCGCTTGACCATGTGTCCATATCGTATTGCAACGACCGGGACACTTGACGGACTACTAACACACAAGTTAGTCATCGAAGGTTTGTTTGGTCCGACCAAGAAAGTCGTGACCACCAAGAAGTTGATGGAACGCAAACTTCTTTCTGACTTGACTATCGATTGTCTGTTGCTATCATATGGAGGAACTGATCGACAGTTCATGCGTAGAACACAGTATGCAGATGAGATGGAATGGATTGTAACAGACAATCGCAGAAACAAATTTATTTGTGATCTAGCGAAAAATACAAAAGGCAACACTCTCATACTGTTTCAATTTGTCGAAAAGCACGGAAAGGTTTTGCACGAAATGCTCAAGGATTGTGATCGACCAGTTCATTTTATCTACGGTGGAACAGACGTAGAACAGCGAGAACAGGCTCGTAAACTGGTCGAACAGACAGATGATTCAATTATCATTGCATCCTACGGAACTTTTTCAACTGGTGTGAACATCAAACGCCTAAATAATATTGTGTTCGCGTCACCTTCGAAGAGCCGTGTACGGGTGCTACAGAGTATTGGAAGACAACTTAGAAAGTCTGTTCACAAAAGCACCGCACGCCTCTACGACATAGTTGATGATTTGTCATGGAAAAAATATGACAATCATACACTTCGCCATTTCCATGAGCGAAAGAAAATATATGATACAGAAGGTTTCGATTATAAGGTCGTAAAGATCCCACTAACAGGAGAGCGAAATGAGCAAAATCCCTTTCAAGGTTCTTAAACTAAAAAGCGGTGATGATGTTATTGCAAAATTAGTCAAAAATACGAAAGACAAGATTCAACTAGAACGTCCGATGGTTATGAAAATCATGCACTATGTTGAGCCGATGAGCGGGGCAAAAAAAGAAACAGTAATCCTGTACGACTGGTTGAAAACAACCATTGAAAATAAAATCATGATTGAAAAGGATTTTGTGGTTGGAATTTTCCATCCAGATCCAGATATTCTCAAAGCATATGAGATTCAAAAAAATATGGATGATCAAGCACAAAAAGGTTTCATTGTTGATAAACTTCCTAAAACAAAAACCAACCCATCACCCGAGAGCGGCATGGAAAATATTCTTAGGATGGTAAAGGATAAAATTGATCAGGAGAGAAAAAATATCGAGGAATATTTTGAGGATGGTAACTCCTTTCTTGAAGATATTGTTGATGATTCGGATGAGGAAGTCACTCTCGTAAATGATGATATTGAAAGAAGAGAAGATTATGGTAACTCATATACAGACTGGTCACCAAATCCAGAAGACTACTTGACATAATCATAAAATGCAGTAAGGTGTGTGAATGACTAATCACTATGTGGACAACAAAAAGTTTTTTCAGGAAATGACTGACTGGAAAAAAAGAGTGCGAGATGCAGAGGAGTCTGATGATCCCATTCCACAAGTGACCGAGTATATCGGTGAATGCTTTTTATTAATCGCAGAGAGATTAGCAACACGACCAAATTTTGTAAATTACCCGTACAAAGAAGAGATGATTGGTGACGCAATCGAAAACTGTTTGGTTGCAGCAAACAACTTTGATCCTGATAAGTCAAGCAATCCATTCGCATATTTTACGCAGATCACATACTTTGCTTTTTTGCGTAGAATTCAAAGAGAAAAAAAGCAAGACACAATCAAATACAAAATGATGGAGGCTGCTGATGCGAAAGGTGAACTTGCTTCGATCTTAGATCCAGATGGGAACTCTACAGATCCTTATGCAGACTATCTGAAATTGAATCCTAGTGATGTCGTAAAAACAGAAACTACAAAGAAGAAAAAAACAAGAAAGAAAAAAAATAATACTGAGGAATTGTTTTGAAAATTGCAATCATCTGTGATACACATTTTGGTGCAAGAAATGACGGACAAATTTTCCTAGATTACTACTTCAAGTTTTTTGATGACGTATTTTTTCCTGCCTGCAAAGAACGTGGTGTAAAACATATTTTGCACTTAGGCGATCTCATGGATCGCAGAAAGTTCGTCAACTTCAATACGCTTGCACAGGTTCGTGAGCGTTTCATGGATCGACTTCAAGGTATGGAAGTCCACTGTATTGTTGGCAACCACGACACCTACTTTAAAAACACCAACGAAGTCAACTCACCAAAAGAGTTGTTTGGTTCTCGGTATCCAGACTTTCATATCTATGACACCCCAGTGGAACTGACCTTCGACAATACAAAGATTGCGATGATTCCGTGGATCAACAAAGGCAACGAACAAAAGTCGATTGACTTTATCAATCAAACAGACGCAACCATTCTTGCAGGACATTTTGAACTTGAGGGTTATCAAGTCATGCGTGGAGTGAAGTATACGGATGGTATGAAGTCTGATATGCTACAACGGTTTGATAGAGTTTGGTCGGGTCACTTTCACCAAAAGCACGAAGAGAACAATGTGTGTTACTTTGGCACTGCGTATCAAATGACATTTGCAGACCTTTTTGAAAAGAAAGGTTTTCACATTTACGATACGGAGACAGATGAAATTGAGTTTGTGCCAAATCCCGACAAACTTTTTCATGCTATCCCATACAACGATGATATTGATATTGCATTGATTGATTTCCGACAGTATCAAAAGCGATACGTCAAAGTCTTCGTACACGATAAGAAAGATGCAAAGAAGTTTGATCGACTTATTGAAAAACTATATGAAAATCATGCCGAGAGTGTGACCATTCTTGAAAATGAAACACCGACCAGCGAAAAGGTAGAGGTTGACAAAGACGCACTTTCAACCGATACTATGACATTGATTAGTTCATATGTTGATGATGTATTCTCTGATGATCCAGAGGAATGTAAAAGACTAAAAGATGTGTTCAAGGAGTTGTTCCTTGAGTCATTTGATGTGTAGGAGTTATTATGAAAAACGTATTAGGAATTCATGGAAGCCATGACGCTTCCTTTACCTTCATTGACAAGAATGATAAACTTCGTGTAATTGAAGTGGAGCGGTTGGTCAAAAAAAGATATGCTGCATTTTCAGTTGAACACGATATTACAAAACGAAGTTTTTCTATTGATGATGATGAAAGAGGTTATGTTTTAGAATACGTTTCCTCACTTATGAGTGACCCAAATGAAATTGACACAATCGTATATGGTGATCTAAATGCATTAGATCAAGAACGCATCAGTGAGTTTTTTCCGAATGCGAAGTTTGAGCATTTTCCACACCACGAAGCACATGCGTATTGCGCACACTACCAATCTGGTTTCGATAAATCTATTATCCTTTCTGTTGATGGTGGCGGAACAAGACAATGGCTGAAACCAGAATTGCAATCAGAAAATTGTATGAGACAGGTTACATTCACACAAAAATTTCTTGGTGATGAAAAACACATTACAGAATTAGGAAATTACAACATTGATTTTGGAACCATTTACAGTAAGATTGGATGGGTTTGCTCTGATCTCAAAAAAAGAGAAGATGATGATCTCACATGGGCAGGAAAAATCATGGGTCTATGTGGGTATGGTAATGTAAGAGAAGAGTGGATTTCTGCCATGAACGATACTTACCTGAATTCATCAAAGATAACACTTGACCCAAAAAATCCTGAGACTATTCGCTTACACCATCTATCGGCACTAAATGAGGTCGTTAGACCAGATGAAAAGTTTAATCTAGACTGTTTATCAGGACAAGACGCATGGGATTTGGCAGCGACCAGTCAGTTTGTTTTTTCTAGCATGTTGTTCAGTTGGATATATTCAGAAGTAAAAAGATATCCAGATAGAGATGTAGTGATGACAGGTGGCTGTGCATTGAATGTTCTTTTCAACCAAGCCCTTTCAGAGTTTTTACATGCTCGTGGCAAAAAACTGTATGTGCCACCCAATCCAAATGATTGTGGTTTGTCTTTAGGATATTTCTTATCAAAAACAGATGGGAAGTATCGAGGTGATGATTTTGTGTACGATGGCGTTGAACTCTTAGACAAAGATAAACTTGATGAGTATGTAAAAGAAAGAAACGCAAAGAAGGTTGAGATTTCAGAGGTTGTTGATCTTTTAAAAGAGGGCATGATCATCGGTGTCATAAACGGTGACTCAGAAATCGGTCCTAGAGCGTTGGGCAATCGTAGTATCATTTGCGATCCATCTTATAAAAACATGAAAGATACACTAAACGCGAAAGTTAAATTTAGAGAGTGGTATCGACCATTTGCTCCAGTTTGTTTGTTGGAAGATTCATTTAAGTTTTTTCATGATGTATATGAATCAAAGTACATGAGTCTTGCACCAATGGTCAGAGAGGAATTTAGGGATTCTTTGAGTGCCATCACTCATGTTGATGGAACTTCTAGATTACAAACTGTTTGCGAGGAAACAGGTCATGAATTTTTCAGAGAGGTTCTTCTTGAGTTGAGACAGAGAGGGGAGATTCCTGTAATCTTAAATACGTCCTTTAACATTAGGGGCAAGCCAATTCTCACGACAATTGAGGACGCTCTTTATGTTTTAGACAATACCGAACTTGATTATGTTTTAGTCGAAGGATATCTTTTTAAGAATGATAAAATTTCATAAAGTACGTTTCAAAAACTTTGGGTCTTTCGGCAACAACTTCACCGAGGTTGAACTTGATCGTCACCAAACAAGTCTGATCACTGGTCTGAATGGACACGGCAAGTCTTTTGCTTTGCTTGATTCAATCACCTTCGCACTGTTCGGTAAACCGTTTCGTAAGATTAATATTCCACAGTTGGTAAACTCACTCAACGAAAAAGAGTGTCTTGTTGAGGTTGAGTTTTCAGCAGGAGAAGATTCTTATCTGATTCGTAGAGGACTCAAGCCAAAGGTTTTTGAGGTTTTCAAGAACAATGACTTGGTTGACATCGCGGCAAAGTCAAAAGACTACCAACGTATGTTGGAGGAGCAAGTCCTTCGCATGAACTACAAGTCTTTCACACAGGTTGTGATTCTCGGCTCGTCTTCGTTCGTGCCTTTCATGCAGTTGTCGGCAGCGGATCGAAGAACAGTTATTGAAGATATTCTTGACATTCAAGTATTCTCAAACATGAACAGTGTTCTTCGTGATAAAACTGCAATGGTAAAAAATGAAATCACCGATATCAACAAAGCACTTCAAATTAACAAAGAACGTGCGACTGGCGTGGTTACGTTGATTGAGTCCTTGAAGAAAAAAAATAATCAACAAATAGAAACACTTGAAGACGAGATCAACATCAACAAAGCCGAGCAACAGCAGCATGATGATGAACTTGATGTGCTGGACAAACAGATTCAAACACATCTGGAAAGTATCACGGATGAAAGAGATGTGGAATCAAGAATCAAAAAGTATGACAAGGCAAGGGGAAAGATGGAAAGAGAGATGAACAATCTCAAAAAGAATCTTTCTTTTTACACTGACAATGAAACCTGCCCGGTATGTCACTCTGAAATATCAAAAGACAAAAAAGAAAAAGAAATACAGAAAACATCTAATACGTTAGATGAGTTACAAAAGGCTACGAAAGAACTTGAGAGATATGAACAAAAACAGATTGATCGATCAAATGAAATCGCAGCGACACAAGATAATATTCGTCAACTCTCTGATGACAGGATTCGTGTTAACACCTCTAGAAAAAATACCATAAAGTCTGGTCAAAAACTTGAGGCTAAACTTGAAGAGGCAAAGAAAGCAGACACCACAGATCTCGATGATGCAAAACAAAAACTAGAAATCGCAAAGGCGGATCGTGAGAAAAGCATGGATCGCAAAGACGATCTGCTCGTCAAGAAAAACACTTACGGCAATGCTGCCGACATGCTCAAGGATACTGGTATCAAGGCAAAGGTAATTAAGTATTATCTTCCTGTGATCAACAGCCTCATCAACAAGTATCTCAAAGACATGGAGTTTTTTGTTTCGTTCGAACTTGATGAAAACTTCAATGAAACAATCAAAAGTCGGCATCGTGATACCTTCTCATATATGTCCTTTTCTGAGGGCGAGAAGATGCGTATAGACCTTGCGATTCTTTTGGCATGGAGAGAGGTTTCCAGACTCAAGAACTCGGCAAACACCAATCTACTCATTCTAGATGAGGTATTCGATGCGTCCTTAGATGCCATGGGATCAGATGATTTCTTGAAACTTTTGAACAAATTGTCTGAAAAAAATCATATCTTCGTGATTTCACACAAATCAGACCAACTGGTTGATAAATTTCAGAACCAAATCACCTTCCAGAAGGCAGGCAACTTCTCTAGACTAATCTAAAACCCTAAATATCGTAGCAGGAGATTGCTATGGCAGAATATCAGGGTAAACAAGTCAAACTGGATGATCCTTTTCGTCTTCCAAAAGGATCTAAAAAGAAGTTTGGCGTATATGTAAAAAATGACAAGGGCAATGTGATCATGGTCAAGTACGGTGATCCTAATTTGTCCATTAAAAGGGATGACCCTGAACGCCTGAAAAACTTTCGTGCAAGACACAACTGTGACCAAAAGAAGGATAAAACCACTCCGGGTTACTGGTCTTGCAAATTCTGGGAAAAGGGAAAGCCAGTGTCGAAACTATTGAAGCAAGGTAAAGTCTCTGAAACGTACATCGAATCAGAAGCGATGTATATGAACTTGACTTCACAACAAAAAGGAAGAAAACAAGCCAAAGTTTCTAGCGAGGGTGTTTTTGGTTACAAGACTGCCGTTGAAGAGGCTAAAAGAATCAAGAAACTATATCCAAAATCTAATGTCTCAATTATGCAGCACACCAGAAAAGGTAATTTTAAGTTTGCCACAGACAGTATTGGTATCCGCAGACTTGAAAAACAAGGATACGAAGTTGTTGAGGTTATTCGTGAGGGGATTGTTTCAGAGGCGGAATGGTCACAAAAGTATAAAGATTCTATTGACTGTGACAACCCAAAGGGATTTTCACAAAAGGCTCACTGCGAAGGCAAGAAAAAGAAAGCCGAAGAAGAGCAAGAGTGCAACTGTGGGTGTGATGATTGCATGAACGAAGATGTGAACGAAGTATACAAAGACTCTGGGCTTGGCGACTGGTTCGGCAAAGGCGGAGGCGGAGGAAAAGAAAGTGGTGGATGGGATAGGTTCAACTCAGCCGGTGAGCGTATCGGTAAGTGTGGTGACGCAAAAAAAGGTGCAGCCTATTCAGCCTGTCTCTCAGCAGAGAAAGCCAAACAACTTGGCAAGAAAGGCATCGCAGACTTCGTTCAGAGAAAGCGTGCTGCACAAAAGAAAGCCGGAGACAAAGCCAAAGGTGGCGAATCTAAAAAAGGACAAAAACCAGTAATGGTAAAAACAGGAGCAAAAGGTTTGGACAAGAAAAACGAATCGTTAATGTCATTTGGAAAGTTTTTACGAGAGGGCGAAAATAAACCAAACAATCCTGCTCTCTGGAAGAAAGCCATCGCAAAAGCAAAAGCAAAGTTTGATGTTTATCCATCAGCCTATGCCAACGCTTGGGCATCAAAGTGGTACAAGGGTAAAGGCGGAACTTGGAGTAAGAAGTAAGGTTACCCATGTTAAAGTTTAGAAAGTTTTACCTATCTGAAATGGCGACAAGGGAAATCAGTGTCTCTGAGTTTCCTAATCCCCTTCGTGGAAGAATCAAAAATATCTTTCAAAAGAAAGGTGAAATGGATGGGGCGGACGCTGACGATAAAGTAAAAACAAAGTTTAGAGGGTGGGGTGCAAACCAACTGAAACCCTCACAATCTGCAATCTATCTCGGCAAATCACTCGGCATGGCTGTGGGTGGTGTCAAGGGTGGCAACTTAGGATCTATGGTTTCTGGTGACAATCATATTCTTGACGGACACCATCGTTGGGCTGCTACTCTGCTGGCTGAACCAAAGGCAAAGATTTTTGGAACCGAGGTTCAACTCGGTATTGGTGATCTAGTCCCTGTGCTTCGCTCCTTGGGTGATGCCTTTGGAAACAAACGTAGAGGTGAACCGGCTGGCGGTGATGTCAACATTTACAAGGCAACAATCAAAGATGCTTTGGATGCCATCTATCAAGGCAAAAATATGAATCCAAAGTTTTATGATAAAAACAAAGCAGTGGCTTGGTTAGAAAGTATTGGCGGGGAGCCAGAACTTGAGCGAAGACTGAAATTCATTCAATCTAAAAAACCACCAAGTGGCGCACCTCCTCGTAATCAAATGCCTGTCATTGATGCAGACTCAGGAGAGGATAAATTAGCGGCAACTTTATTGCAACGTGGTAGCCTTGATGTTCGTCCCCCATACGCAAAAGTTGAAGAAGAAATTCAACTGGCAAAAAGAAAATTTATTAAAGTTCCTACAAACCTGCTTGGACGAAATAACGATATTACAAAAGAAATTTTTGGAATCATTGATAAAACATATAAAAATATTGGCGGATACCCAGACTTTAAAAAACCGACCGACCTTCCAGATAATCACACAGACTGGTATGCAGCAGACATGGACAAAGACCCGGACGCTGACATCACTACCTTTGGAAAGTTTAAGGCAGGTAATTTTAAGTTAACTGGTGCTGCGTCTGATGGTTCAGAACCATCCAAAGTGTTTCTTGTGAATAAACTTGGTAAGTTGATGAACACATCTGGCAACTATGCAGAAGCCAGTGACGCTCTCGCCCATGTTTTAATCACAAGAAAAAAAGTCCCTTTCGTTGGTGATGAAGAAAGTATTCAAAAACTTCTTCCGGGCAAATCATTTAGATTTGTTGGAGAACACCCAAACGGAAAATACCCCGGCTACAACGGTTGGTATGAACGTGATATTGCAGGGAAAAAACACCTTAAGATTATTTTAGGTAATCCTAAAGGAGTTAAGGTACAAAGGGCTTGACAAGAGGAAATCGAATGGTAGAGTGTTCCTATGAACATCTTTGCAGTAGACGAACATCCCATTCGTGCCGCTCATCAAATGGTGGACAAGCACGTTGTCAAAATGATTCTAGAAGCAGGTCAAATGCTGTCCACCTCTCATCGTGTTCTTGACGGTGATGAGTATTACGACCGAACAAAAAACAATAGACGTATCAAGCGTTGGCGACTGAGCGATGAGCGTGAAGATAAACTTTGGAAAGCATCCTTTGTCGGTCATCCCTGCACGCAGTGGACGATGGAAAGTCGTATGAACTATCGGTGGCACGCGACTCACGCTCTGGCTCTCTGCCGTGAGTATACACACCGATACGAAAAGGTTCACAACTCACAAGGTTTGATTGAATATCTTTTTAATAGTGAACCTCAAAATATCAAAGAGGGTAAACTTACAAAGTTTGCCGTTGCAATGCCTGATCAGTATAAGGTAGAATGCTCTGTAGAATCTTACAGAAACTATTACAGAGGAGAAAAGGCTTACTTTGCAAAATGGAAAAAACGTGAAGTACCCGAATGGTGGCAATGAGTAAAAAATTAAATGTATTGATTACAGGTGG